AAGTAGTAGACACTGTATCAGCCAGAGCCTTATGGCAGAAGCTACTAGACCTGCGCATGACGACTGGTGAACCTTACTTAATCTTCAACGACACAGCTAACAGGGCTATGCCCGCATGGTTGCAAGAGGCTGGCCATAAGATAAACGGTAGCAACCTCTGTACCGAGATATTCTTACCTACGAGCAAGGAACGTACCGCAGTATGTTGTCTGTCTAGCCTGAACCTAGAATACTACGAGGAATGGAAGGACAACCCCCTGTTTATACAGGATGCTCTGGAGATGTTGGATAACGTCCTCACACACTTCATCGAGACCGCCCCAGATACGATATCCAGAGCTAGATACTCGGCAATGCGAGAAAGAAGTGTAGGACTAGGTGCATTAGGGCTCCATGCGTTCTTCCAGAAGAAAAACATCCCGTTTGATAGCGTTATGGCCAAGGTCTGGAACAAAAACATTTTTAAGCACATTGAAGAGCAGTGTGCCAAGGCAGATCACTATCTGGTAGAGCTTAGAGGGGCCTGTGCTGACGCCGCTGAACAAGGAGTGGCTCGTAGGTTCTCTCATTGGACTGCTATTGCACCTAATGCATCATCATCTCTGATTATGGGTAATACAAGCCCGTCTATCGAGCCTTACCGAGCTAACGTGTACCGTCAGGACACTATGAGCGGCGCCTACGTCCATAAGAATAAGTTTCTAACAGCTAAGCTCGTAGAATTAGGCCTAGACGACGATGATACATGGGCTTCTATCATAGCTAACGACGGTTCTATCCAGCACCTAGATATAGATGATGATATCAAGGATGTGTTCAAGACAGCAGTAGAGATCGATCAGAGATGGTTAATTGAGTTAGCCGCTGACAGGCAGGACCATATTGATCAAGGCCAGTCTTTGAATCTGTTCTTCTTACCCGACGTTAATATCAAGTACCTACATGCCGTACATTTCTTGGCGTGGAAGATGGGCCTAAAGAGCCTGTACTATTGTCGGTCTGACAAGCTTCGTAAGGCAGATAAGGTAGGTACTCGTATTGAGCGCAGACGTATTGAGGATGATGTTGATATGGTTGCTATCGCTGACGGTGATGTGTGCCTTGCCTGTGAGGGCTAAAGAAAAAACTATAAAACTACAGGAGAATTATAATGGTGAAAGCCAAGCTAAAGTTGACGGATGGAAGGGACTACTACAAGCCATTCAATTACCCATGGGCGTTTGATGCGTTCATGGAGTCCGAGCAGATGCACTGGCTCTGGACAGAGGTTCCAATGATGGAGGATGTTAAGGACTGGCAAAAGAACATGACAGTCGCTGAGAAGGACTTCCTGACAAAGATATTCCGCTTCTTCACTCAAGGCGATATTGATGTATCGGGGGCTTATGTGAAGAACTATCTACCAAGGTTTCCCCAGCCTGAGATACGGATGATGCTTTCTAGCTTCGCGGCTCGAGAGGCTATCCATGTAGCCGCATACTCTCATCTGATTGAGACGCTAGGGATGCCAGAGAGCACTTACAATGAGTTCTTGCAGTATGGTGAGATGGCTGAGAAGCATGAATACTTCCAAGAGCTACAGAAGAGTGATGACACCCCCGCTCAGATTGCCGCCTTCTCTGCCTTCACTGAGGGCATGCAATTGTTCTCGTCTTTTGTTATGCTACTTAACTTCGCTCGTAATGGTAAGATGAAGGGCATGGGCCAGATTATTGCTTGGTCAATTGCGGACGAGACCCTGCACACAGAGAGCATGATTAAGCTGTTCCGCGAGTACATCAAAGAGAACCGCAGTGAGTGGACTGATGAGACTAAGAGTAGGATTTACACCATTGCAGAGAAGATGGTGGAGATGGAAGACAAGTTTATCGATTTAGCATTCGGCGTGAATGACATGGAGCGACTGACTAAGGAAGAGGTACGCAAGTACATTAGGTACATCGCTGATCGACGCCTAATCGCGCTGGGCATGAAGGGTATATTTAAGGTGAAGAAGAACCCACTAAGCTGGGTAGATGGTATGCTAGGAGTGACGCATACAAACTTCTTTGAAAATAAAGTTGTGGACTATGCGAAGGGGGCCACTACTGGCGATTGGTCCAACATCTGGGGCGCTGCATCAGCGCAATAGAAGGAGAAATATGTACGAGTATATAGCGTTTACTTTATGGGCTCTTGGGGCCCTATTCATTCTGTGTATCTTTGAGTCAGATGACGATCAAGCGGCAAAGAGACTAATCCTACTGTCCATAATATGGCCTCTGTACTCCCTATATCTAGTTTTTTTAGAGGTTGTTGATATTTTTAGAGGAGATTAGAGGGAAGATTGTTTGACAGTGGAGTCTTAGCTGTCTTATAATTCTTATATCGGGTTTGAAGTTGATCCTTTACCCCGAGAGAGATGGGGTGGTTCCTATCTCGAAAATGCACCCCCCTTAGAGCAATCTTCGGGGGGTTTATTTTTATCTAGTCATCAGCCAGTCTTGCATGTCCCGCCAGACGCTACCCGCACTATCTCTAATTTTCTGCACTTCTTCGGTAGCCATAGCTTCCATTTCTAGGGCTTGATATATTCTATCTGGGCTTTGTTGTATTTCTTGAGCGTCATTAGGATCAACCATACCAGCTTTAACTAGTGAGCTTAGTACTGGGTCTATGGATGCGTTTATGAACCCCCTGATCCCAGTCTTTGCACCAAATTCTTGGTCCATAAGCTTTTTAGTTAGCCTAGCGTACTCTTTTGGGTTTGCTAGTACAAAATCTACAGCATCTTGGTAGGCTTCCTCCCCACCCGCTCTGTTTATAATCTTAGTACCTACTGCCCTTACTCTTGCTCCTGTTCTGCTCAAGGGGCCAAGAATAACAGTAACAAGGCTGTTAAAGGATTGTAGTTGCTCTTTCTTAACTGCTGTATCAGAGCCAGCTATAATGCCGCTTCTAGTTGCTAAAGCTTGTTCATTCCCTGATCTAGCTAGTAAGTCAATTATACCCTCGGCTACTATGGGTCGATCTTTAAACGCAATTTGTAGGGCTTCCAGTAGTCTCTTAGAACCAGTTCCCGTAACTGAGTCCTTAGCAATACCAGATAAACTCATACCCGGTGTACCAGATACTGTTTTAGCAGAAGTAATAAAGCTCTCTCTTACTCGTTTTAGTACAGCGGCTTGCATACCTTGGATAACTATGGGGTCACCTGCGTCAAACACGGCGTCCATTAGACTTGTGAACCTTCCTACATCCTGAGCAGAGTCAAAATTATTGAGCAATTTAGTCCATGATGCCTGTGCATTTTTGACTGGAAGACCATTGTTCGCAAAGAACTCATTCAGTTCCACATTAAATACTTTTTCTTTCACTCTCTCAGCAGCTTCTCTGGCTTCATCGAGAGACTTGCCTAGCATACGAGATTTGTTACCACCCGCGAGTAGGTTGTCTTCCAAGACCTTTATGCGTTTGGCGGCGTCAGGAAACTCATTAACTATAAGGCTTGCGTACTGTTGCAAGCTATTCACTGCCTGTACCACCGCCTCTTCGGAAGGAGTACCGTTAAACTTAATGCTACTCTGTAGTGGACGCATGGCTTCATTGATAAAGAAGCTAACTACATCGTCTGCGTTACCACCACCAGCTTCCGTTCTGAGTAGCTGTATAACTCTCTCTCCATAAAGAGTAGCGTCCTCAGAAAAGCTACCCTTAATATTATTAGCAGCCGTCTGTTTGACTGGGGTGAAGTCAGCGTTAGCCCGTACTCCTGTAGGAGTAGAACTCGAGGCAACTCTCTCGTCAAATACACGGGCAATCTCAGCTAACTGGGGGGTTTCCCTGAAGTAAGGTATGAAATTCTCTTGATCCCACGACTTAGCCATTGCGACGGCCTCTATAAGCTCATCATCCCCTGTTCCATCCAAGAGTTTTCCATCTATGAACTTAATTAGCTGGTCTAGCTCTCGCCCAGCGCCTCTAGCTGCTGTGTCTGCATTATCAAATAGCTCACTCTTGAGAGAAGCCATGGGACCACGCAATTTAGAGAACATAGTCCCGTAATCAACAATCCCTGCCTCTTCCAGAGCGGCATTGAACTCTTCAAGAAGCTCTTCATCGCTCATGGTCGCAGTCTCAGTAGAGACTTTACCTTTAGCATCTGTGACATCAATCTGCTTGGTCCTAGAGGGATCAATGATGTCAAAGATAGTAGCTAACTGGTTAGTTCGTCCAACGCTGTTACGAGCGGCGTCTAGCTGTGCGGGCTTAGCGCCTCTCAAAAACTCAAACAGAGCTTCAGTATCTAGATCACCACCCTCAATTGTCTCGTAGACCTCATTTCTCTGGCCTTTAAGTACTCGATAAGACTCAATTACCCTGTCAGCAATGTTTTGTAGCCTACCTGTACTGCCTTGGGCGGTGAACTCTACACCAGTCTTTTGTGATAAGGCGGCTAAGCTCTCCCCCACTAATGGGTCTTCGTCAATTGCGGCATTAAGGGATGCATCTGCCTTAGCTATTTCGTCTTCTAGACCAACAACCACTTTATCTGCTTCATCAATCTCCCCCAGTGCCTGATTTTGGATCACTGTGGTGGCTTCATCTACAGCGGCATCACCACCCAGTCTATCTACTGTGGTGTCCATGGTGCCTTCAGTGGCTGTACGAGCAGAGCCCGCCGCAACTTCAGTGGCGCCACCTTTAGAAATAGCACCTTGCTGTATCTGTCTTGCTTTATTGATAGTTCTCTCAAGTGCTACCATGTCGCCTGATTCAACGGCTTGGTAGAAAGCGTTCATAGTAGAATTATCAAGGGTGATGAGGTCTACTAGAGGATCATCAATATCAATTACTGTTTGTGCATGCTTCTCAATCGAGTCTGCTAAATTGCGTAAGAAGGCTTCTCTCTGTTCTCCAGCAGCTCCCTCAACTGCACTCAATCGCTCGTTTATTTCCTTAACTGCAAGCATTTGCTGGCGCGTTCTCTGGCCCATACCTAGCGTTGTGAATAAGGTGCCAAGACTCATTTCTCCAGCTAACTTGGCCAGAACCCCCGCAGTCTTTACTGTTCCCTCTAGTAGAGTGCCTAAAGTCCCTTCTTCAAGAAGAATATTAGTACGGACCTGCATCCTCTGCTTCCACTTTGGATCACTAGGATCAACACCAAGGTATCCTTCAACTAGGTCGCTTGGAAGTAGAGCATTCTTACCTGTGAATACTGTGCTTACATCATCGGCGTCTGTTCCAGCAGTGGTGCCTACAGCAATACCCGTACCAGTAGCCAGAGCCTTTAATTTAGGGCCAAGCTTCAAAAGCCCTGCACCTATCTTTGCGATACCAGCACCAAGACCACCGGGCATAATCATGCCAGATGCTTCTTTACCTAAGCTCTGAAATAATCTTTCTTCCTTGAACTCAGACATGCCTTCTTGAATCCTCTGCCCGTAATTCTTTGGCTCGGCTCCAACAAAAGACTGTGTTGCATCTACTGCATCCCCACCCAAAACTGCAACATTTTTTATGCCGTCTCTAATGCCTTCCTGAATAACACTGTTGTTAATATCAATATCGCCATCGAAGCCCACAGTCATGTTAGGAATTCTGTAGGGCACATTGTCTGCACCCCTGACGGAGCTCCCAAAGAAGTTGTCATTGTAGGTAGGGTCTTGCTCGTAGCGCTTTCGAGTCTCATCAAGAACCTGTTGTCTTTCTTCTCGGCTCAGGAAACTATTGTTAAGCGCGTCCACTGTCACAGTAACACCGGGCTGTCCATCAGCACCCATTGGTCCAGAACCAACCACCGTAGTGGTAGGCGTGGCTAGGGTGGCCGCTGGCTCAGCACGGGCATCTGGAGTAAGGAACTCTTCTGGGGTAGTTCTTGTTTTGTGATTTTCCTCAAGAAACTGGCTAATCTCCAGCATCTCTTCTTCCGTGGGTACATCCCCTTCTATCTTAAAAGGGTAGAATACCCCATTAGGTGCTTCAAACTTAAACTCGGACATGAACTACCTCTAATTTTTTGGAGCGACGCGATGGAATGCGCCATCGATATACTTAAACTTAGGTGAAGAAGTCGGCCTTATCTGTGCATCTAGGGGTGGTGCGTCCTTCTCAACAGAAGAGCTTCGATCTCCAATGAAGAAATCGTAGCCTGCTTTTCCATCAGCATTTAGGGCGCTGTAAAACTCGTCTGGAGACTGAATACCAGTTTCTGCAAAAGTGTCGCCTGACCAAAATGGTACTCCATCTGACTGGTTTTCCCAGCCAACCACAAGCGGGTCGTTCTTTATGTCATTAAAGTTGTTCTTCATTACCTTAAACTTTGTCTTAGCATAATCTCCGATCGATTCTTTAAAGGCCGGTATCTCAGTAGAAGTCACCGCTTTCATCAGGCGGTCAAAGTCCTTGTTAGACATGGCTGTACCGCTCTGCCCCTCAAGAACACCCATCTTGTAGACGAGAAGAACTTTCTTGCCCTCATTTAAGGCGTATAAGGATGCTACACTAGTTAGCGGATCATTTTCTGCTATTTCAATCTGGGCCTGTAGGGCGTCAAAGGTAGACTTGGCGCGGGAGAAATCTATTTGTGCATCTGGGTCTGATCCGTTGGCTTCCCGCATGTTGTTCAGCATACCTAATGCACCAACGGCATTCTGTCTGATAGCTTCAAAGCCACCAACAGCCTTTCCGACTAAACCAGTATTTAAGATGTTAGCTGTAGGTGCGTTATTAGCGGTGAACATCTGCACACTTTGGTCAACTAAATCAGCCATCTGGCCTGTAATAGTGAACAACTCATCAAGCTGGTTACGCCCAGACCTGTAGGCTGACACACCACGGTTATCTAGCTTAGTCAGAATATCTTGTTTCGCATCCATATGCCCATCAGGCATCATGGCAATTTTGTTAGGCTCTACTGTTTTGCCACTACTATCTTTGTATACGGTAGCCCCATCAACAATAGTCCGTACTAGATTAGTTGCTTCATATTCACCGTTTTCATTTTGGACGAATTTCAGTTGCGACGTAGGGGCCTGCTTAGCCTGAGCAATAGAGCTCTCAGCCTGTAGAACACCCTGCCTTGCTGTATCTATCTTCGCCAGAAGTGGGTCAAACATACCATTTCCATTAATCTCTGTGACCATGGTATCGGCCAGATTAAAGCGCTGAAGTCTTTCTTGAGAAGTCATTTGGGTATCGGTGGCATTTAAGATGCGTAGACCCTCGTAGAAACCTCCTCTAACAAACTGATGTAGCTCCTCTTCGGCCTTCGGAGTATTCGCCTTGCTCTTATAGTCGTTGAACGTGCTGAAAAGGCTGTCTGCGGATAGTGCCCCGCTACCGTCTTTGTCTAAAGATGCGAAGGCACTTATGATGCCTCTTAGGCGGTGGGTCCATGCACTAGGCACCTCACTTTTTTGCTCATCAGTAAGAGACTCGTAAATAGCCATCGTCTTAACGCTATCCCCATGACTGGAGATGTTGTTTAAGTCAGATGGGAGGTTCTCTGGCATGGACTTCCCTGAGAAGTATTCAGTGCCTAGTTTATAAAACGCGGTAAGATACTCTTCAGTAACACCAGAGAAAACATTGGACTCTAGGCCTATTTTAGTTGCATCGTACTCTTCTTGGCTCGTTATAGTAGAGAAGTTAGGGGGTTTCATACCAGTACCCCGCTTATCGTAGGCTGCCATCTTCATAAAGTCTACAGTCACGCCGTCTAGACCAGATAAGGGGCTACCATCCTCTTCTCCAGAAGCAATCTTGTTATATAACTCTAGATCACCAGATGCTTCTAAATCTTTCTTAAATTCATACAGGGAATCCTGCATTAGGTTAGCTGGTGTACGACCTGTAAAGAGAGCCTCTTTAACTTGCCCAAAGAAACCTGTTTCTCTTTTAGACACGTCAGACAAGTCGTTTAATTCGTAAGAATTTGAAGCAGTCTCTTGGTCCGTACTCTCAACAGTAGGAGCAGAAGAAATCTTCTCAATTTCTAGCATGTCGTCAGTCTGCGAAGCCAGTTGTGTCTTAACTTCTGGTAACTCCTGTCTCATGGCGGTGGAATTTAGTGCCAAACCAGTTGCTTTTGTTAGGTCAGAAGTAGTACTAAGAGCCCCAGCAGCTATCTGGTTCTGCATGTAGGCCGCCGCTTTGAGGGGATTACCCGAGTGGTACCTAACAAGTGTGCCAAGATAAGCTTGCATCTTTTTTTGGTCTAAGCCTGTTGGTATCTCTATAGACGGCATAAGGTCTTCTGCGATTTTCATGTACTCGCTGTTCTTTGCTTGATTAGCGTTATACGTTGCCTTAGCTGTAGCCCAGTTATCTGCTAGGCGCTTAGTAGCTTCTTCACGGTCTGATTTGTAGGAGTTTATGGCCGAGTTTAATCCCGGCTGAAATGCTGCCATAAAACTAGAGGTAAACGCTGAAGCGGAGTCTGGGTAGTATCTAGCCATTAATTTCTTCCTCAAGTTCTTCTGAATCTTGCGAGTAACCAAGCATTGCGTCTTGCTCATCGGTGGGTGCTGGGCCATCTGGAGGACTCATAAAACCCTCTCCCTCTTCCGATGCCTCGTTATCTGTCTCTGGGATTTCCTGAACAGTCTCTGGCAGCACTTCTTCGCCCATAGACTCTTCTAGATTTTTAATCATATTAGGGGTTAGTGGGACTACGTCGTCATCTATACCCATATCATGCTCTACATTAAAATCATCTGCCATGATCTGAATGAACCGAGCCACAGGACCCGCGGCTAAGAGCCCCATATCAATGGCAAACTTACCTTCACCTATTCCATTTAAAATAACAAAGTCAGTTATGCCTGCTACTGTTGCCCCTGTACTAAGAGTACTCATAATATTTGGTAGTGTGTCTGGGGCAGATATCTTTTCGAGAAGATGCTCCACGATATCGTCATACTCAACTAAATCTGGGGGCCTGTGCCATGGGTAGTTTCTTGTGTCGCTGGTATAGTTCTCTCCAGCAATAGGTCCGTCAAACTTCATTTCATTTTGCATCAAGGAAACCCCCTAAGCCTTCTTCTTTCTTTTCTTTCTTTGGCTTTACGACATCTTTGCCGTCATTTTTTACGGTCTCTTCAAATGCGTCAAACCACTCTGGGCCGTAAGTTAAGCCCTCTTCAGACAGATCAGACAATGTCTTAGGCATTTTACCTTTCAAAAACCCTTTGATGGATTCAACAATTGCGTCTTCAAATTTCATTAGGTACCTCAATGGCGGCGTCTAGGGGGGTGACGGACGAGATTATCACCGCTTTAATTAGATTGTATCTTCTTTGGACTTCTTGATGTTCTTGGGGGTGGTGTTGCTTTATGTATTCTGCTCTTCCGATGTACTTCGGGTAGCCAGTGCAAGAGAGGCAATCTATGGAAGTGTCATCCCCAAAGAATCTTGGGTCTGTTATTCCTATGCTACGAAGGTAGTCGAAGACCTCTTCATCTGACCAATCTCCAATAGCTTGAAACCACTGAGACCCATTTGCCCAAGCTCCACTGGGGCGAGGATCACGAAGCTCATCTGCATCTCTTGCCCCTGTAAATACTGCTGTAGCACCTACACTCTTTACTAGGTCTGCCACGGGCTTATGAATATTGGCTTGGCAACACTCGTAGGTACCACATATCTTAGTGGGTTTCTTCCCACTGACGGCTTGTCCGTAAGAAGTGTAGTCCACAGGGACAATAGGACTAGGCCAACCGTTATCTTCATGCCACTTCCTGACATCACCGTAGGAGGCGACAAAATTAGGTACCTCTTGGGATATTTTTTGCATATAACTTTCGACGTGAGGACAAAGGTCACCAGTGTTGACCCAACAGACTACCATTTTGTCCCAGTAGTCCTTCATGTAGTAGAGGGCAGCTATGCTGTCCTTACCCCCACTACATAAGAAGGCTACTCTTTGATGCTTACTGAAGACTTCATCAAAATTCATACTAACCTCAGATTACCCACCCGAGTTCAGTTAAAATATAGCGATAGCCGCCCCACCTAGAGCACCCATAACACTACCTAGTGCGCTGGCTCTACCCGCAGAGCGTGCTGATGAGGCCCCCATACGGGCTTCTTCTAAACGCAATTCACGCTCTTTGGCTGTTTCATTAGACTTCCAAATATAATCTAGAATAGCGTCAGCACGATCCCAAAGCTGGTTCTGGGCTTCAACAGAAAGGTTAAACATATTCTGTACATCTGTGGCGGCTGCCTCAAATGCCATTTCTGATTCAGTTAAAGTAACTGTCTGACGCCACTTAGAGTTAGCGATGTCTATATTATACTGCATATTGCTATAGAATTGTTCTCTATCGTTCTCTATATTTGCGTTAAATTGGTTGGTGTCGTTAATCTCACCAGCGTTAAACTGAGCCATTGCGTTACTTTGCTGTACGTTAAACTTAGTGATACTTGTATTAAGCTCATCATAGAACTTAGTCATATCATTTTGCGCGTCAGCAGTAAACATTCGCTGGGTATTCTCTGCCTTAGCGTCTTCTAGAATAGACTGGACTCTTGACTGAGTGTTGATGACTGCCATCTGTTGCTCATTGCTGAGATTAGCGAGGTCCATATCCATGAAGTTCTTGCTGTTAACAATGGCCGCTTCCATACGAGCATCTAAGTTAACCATGTCCATCTTAGCCAGAACATTAGCTCTGTTAATTGTAGCTTCCTGACGATTGTCTAAGTTCTTCTCAGTAATAGTCTGAAAGAAACGGGCCTCATCCTGCGCAATAGGAAGTGTAGCCTCCATTATTGCCGTAGACATAGCCGCCGTTGCAGCAGAGCCTGTCATACCTTTAAAGGCGGCAATCTTAGCTACATTTCGTGCAGTACCCTGTGCCCACGCAGGTATCTTAGGCTCACCATCCTGCCCAACAAACTGCTCAGATATAATGTCTAACTGACCCATCACTGTAGCTTTGGTATCAGTGTAGTTGCCTTCACCCAGTTTCTCAGCAAGCATCTTACCCGCTACAGTACTGGTGTCGATCATTGTAGAGATGTTCTGGCTGGCAAACTGCGTGAGAGCCTGTCCAGTGTAATTGATTGTACCGTCTGCATTGTAGCCAGTAGCAGTGCCTTCCATGTCTATCTGCTCAGCATCTACAATAGCTTCGTCTCTTACTTCCCCAGTAGCAGCTGTTCCAAGAGCGCCTTCTACGGCTTCTCCTGTAGTAGCAACGTCATAAGTCTCTGCTACTCCTGAGCCAGTTGCACCAGCATTGTTAGGATCAACCTGTTGAGCATTTACGGTGGCAGTGCCAATATTGAGGCCATCAGTGTCCATCTGCTGAGAGTCAGGATCAATTAAACCTGAATCAACATCTACATCTGGCTCTTGACCAGATAAGGTTGTTTCTGGCGTAAGAAAGCTTGAGGGATCATCTGCCATATCCTGTGCAGTCCCCATGCCAGCCATGGCCTCTTCACTACCTACAAAGTTTTCGTACTGGGACATGGTGGCGTCCATAGTACTTCCACCTGTATTTGCACCATAGCTTGGGGCATACCCATTTGGCATATCAAAGCCCGGACCGCCCGCAGGAAAATTGCCCCCTGTCGGTGGGTTTTGACCTGCCTCCAAAGCATCTTTAACTATACCAGTCTGATCTCCAGCAGGATTCGGGTTAGTGAGGCCACCATCTTCATTAGTCGTTACTGTCATTTAATTTTCTTCCGCTCTACTTCGCAAGCCCGAATAACCTCTCGCAAGTCAATGTAATCCGAGACAACCTCTGTAATCGCAGTTCTGTCTTGGGGCAGGGTGGATAGCTCATCAATAAGCTGTGTGGTAAATTCAGCAGGATATTCTTTTATAAATGGGCAATAAACTTCGATTTCTGTCTTAGAGACCGTTGTCGCGCAGGCGCTCAATAAGAGCGTCACGGTCAGGAGCAGACTCAGCTTCAATCTCATTAACATGCGTCTCCATGGCTTTATAAAATGTAGACCTTTTCTTCTCGGTCTCTAGGGCATCTTCTAATACTTGGGAGCGATTAATGGCTGCTTGGTCCCTTCTTCCAAGGATATACAGGATAGGTATTAGTGCTGCTAACATAGCCATAGCTACGGCCTTAATCTTTCCTGTAAGTAATCCAAACATTTACCGCACCCCTTCCAAACTATCTTTGTAGCGGGCATATGCTGCTAAGCTGATGCCGCCGAGTGTGATGATTAAAAAGACTTGTTGAATAGTGTCGCTGTATGAGGTCAGAGCCTCTAGCTTAGACGCAGTCTCACCCATAATAGTGGCTGCGCCTGCAATGCCAGTGCCAGCTATTGTCTTACTTTTCTTTAAGGGTTTAACAGCAGCCTGCTCTACCTTCTGTGGTAGGGCTTCTCCACCCATTGAGGCTAGAGGTGCATCCATAGTGAATAAGGCTGCTTCAGCTGTACGACGACGAGTCAGGCCTCTTACGCTCTGTAGAGAGCCATCCACTCTGGCTTTATCCCAGCGCAGTATCTCATTAGGGACTTCGTCGTATAAGCCTTTATTTAGCTTTCTAACGAGGGTACTCTTAGCAAGTGAAGTCCCCCCTATATTAAACGCTAAACAGACCAAGGCGTCAAACTGGTGGGCGCTAAGGGGTACATTAACTACCCGCTTAACGTCTGCCTCAGATACCTTGAGGTCATCAACTAGCTTCTCTTCGGCTTCTGCTTCAGTAATCTTCATGCCAGAACGGACGCCTTTGGTGCTTCCGTATCCTATGGTCCAGCGTCCTGCTATACAGCGATAACTGCGGATCAGTCCATCTTCACCTACTTTGTGTAGGCCTTCAAAACTCTTTACTAGGTTAACGCCTGTATTGCTTGTTTTATTTGGGTGCATAACAAACCTCTATGATCGGACCCACCCAATCAAATGGTACACATTAAGCTTTACTGCCCGCCAGCTAATGGCGTGAATTGGGGCCTAGACCCTTGTGTGTTTGCTGCTCGTGGGGGCGTGGTACCATACTGAGGGGCACCTGCCGTGCTTGTGTAAGGTCCCATAAGGCCGTAGCGCTCGTTATAAGCAGGAGAAGGGCTGCCCATCTGGTAGTTCGTTCCTGCATTGTATCTAGGACCTTGGTCTAAACCTTTAATTAAGTCGTTAATGTTCATGCTAGATTGAGATATGCGTTTACCCTGCTGGTCAAACTGAGCCAGAATTAGGTTGCCCTGCTTATCAATGGCACGATTAGTACGAATACCATTCTCGTCTACAGACTCAGATATAAGTGAGCCCTTCTCGTCAAACGATTTAGATAGATTCTGGTACTGCTGACGGAGCTCTGTGCTTAGCTGGCTGTCTTGGCTAGTAACGATGTTATTGACTTGATCTAGCTTAGTTACAAATGCATCACGCATCTTAACTTGGTCTGCCGAGAGTATTCTGTTGCCCTCTTTAACAGAGCCGTCAATAAGGGTAGTCCCATCAGCAATCTGGCCCGCTAGTACTTTTTGGCCATCAGCAGTAGTCACTTCAAGCTGAGATATGTCAGCCCGAATGAACTCGCCCATTTCGTTGATGTAGCCGCCTACTGTTCCTTCTATGCCACTGACTTTATTACCAAACTCGTCAAAATCACCTCTAACCTCATTACCAAACTCATCAAAACCACCCACCAGCGCGTTGCCGAATTCGTCAAACTTGCCTACGATATTATTACCAAACTGGTCAAAATCACCTTTAACTGCATTCCCAAACTCATCAAATCCACCACTAACCTCGGCACCTGTGGCGAGGCCTTCTGTAGCCGAATAAATGTCGGTTGCTATCTGGCCGTAATCGAAGTCATCCATGGCGTTGTTTTCAAAGCCAGCTTGCAATTGATCTGCTGTTAGCTGTCCCGCTGTAACGCCACTAAAACCACTAGAAAGGCTATTTCCAAGGGAAGTACCTAAGTTACCAATATTCGTGTTAACTGTACCGAGGCTCTTTCCTAGAGCACCTGTAGTCTCTCCGAGATTTCTATTAGTAGTATCAAATCCACCAGTAACACTCTGCTTTAGCTCCCCTAAGAACTTACCCTGATCTTGGAAGTCTTGGGTGTACTGGTCTTGGAAGCCAGTAAGGCCAGTCTGGAGACCAGATTGCCCCTCCATCAATTGGCTTTGTACGCCAGCTAGAGCCTCATAATATTTGGCCCCATCTGCGCCGTATTTGTTCACCAAGTCTTGTATCGTGACCTGACCTTCGAGGACTGCTTTTTTAAGATTAGCACGATCTGTTTCGGCTTTGGTGTAGTAATCCAATTGACCTTGTGTAAGGTTTGCTTGGTTCTCGGCACTTGTTTCAAATCCAGAGGTAATGTCCCCCTGCATCGCTTTTTGGCCCTCAGTAAGGGTGCCAATGCCAGCGTTAGCGTCTATGATACCCTGATTAGCCGTAGCTAAATTAGTATCAACAGTATCAAACCTACCACCCATGTCATTAAACCCAGTATCAACTGAAGTCCCTAAGCCTGAAATCCCTGATTCTAGGCCAGAGGTGTCAAAAGAGATGTTGCCTATAGAATTCTGTAAGCGTTTCTCTCTTTCAATAGCCTCAAGACGGGCATTCTCTGACGCCAAGGCGCTGGCATCAAATCCTGCGGTCTGCGATGTCTGGAGATTATCAACACCAGTCTGGATATTCGTCTGCCCAGACAATAAGGCGTCGTTAGCGATTCCAGCAGCTACGTTCTGCTCATCAAGGGTGGTTGCAAGTGCTTGCTGGTTACCAGACAGGGTGTCAAATTGCCCGTCACCTAAGCCGGTTTGGTTTACGTTAGTGGTTTTTTTCTTACCCATCAGGTCGATCCTCTATGAATTTTACTAAAGTTGTCAGTGTCTCTAAAATAGTAGACTGGAGTTTTTCCGTATCTTGGCTGAAGAAAGTGTCTGATCTGCCACATAAACTTCCTACCGCATCCGTCGGGAGACATTGCAGTCCAGTAGAACCATAGCTGGTCCCCTGTTTCTCTAAGGTAGGTCTCTTGTGTTGGTGAGAACCCACCTCCAATGTTTTGCTCAGCTTCTTCGTTAGTCAGAAAGCAGAAAGTCTGTAATCCTACAGGTCTGCTGATACCTTCTTTGTACTGAAACAGAACTTTGTTTGCGGTAATTGCATTAACTATGTCACCGCAAAAGTCATTTACAGTCCACTCGTTACCAAAGTTAACATTTGAAACTAGGTAGAGTGCGTCTAATACAGACTGACTGTTGGGTTCTGCAAGTTTAAGGTGCAACAGGCCAGTCAGCTTCTTCAAGTAAAGGCCAGTTTGAGTGCGAAGTGATATCGCGCAGGGCTTGGCGATAAGTTACCCAAGCAGAGGGCACGGCCTCTTCAGCTTCCATAGCTTTTGTCACAACCCAATCAGATGCTGTCATCATCTGGTCACGAAGGTTTCTGTTATCGAAGGCAGCACCGATGGCCTGCATAGCAGTTAAACGAGCCGCTAGTTCATCTTCAGTCATAGGACGGATTGCACCATCTTCTAAAACAAAGTCAGACACATCGGCGTCCTCTTCGTCTACGACGTATACTCCTTCCTCTAACTCTTCAGGAATTTCTTCGACAGCCCATTTTACGAGCTGCACTCCATCTTCAAATTGTACTAAGTAGTTCATGTTTTGTTCTCCGTAAAAAAATTAGTTATCAGTCGCCCAAGACGTTTCCACATTCTTGCCAAAGCAATTCTGGCTGAGCTGCGTTAAAAGAGTCGTTTCGTGTCTGCAAGGCTGTTGCATGCATATCTAAGTCAGGCTCAAGTGTACCATCGAAGATATTATCCAGACCGTACAAAGTACAACTGATCAGTCCCATGTCAGGTCCGCTTGTCCAATAGTACCCAGAAGTACTGAATAAGAGGGCCGTAGTTTTGCCTGCTGCAAAGGTTACTGAGGTAGTCTGGTTACTGCTTGTTGCAGCACCAGTAGTGGCCACAGAAAGAGCATTAGCATGGGTGACCCCTGTAGTCGCAGACTTAGTTGCGCTATTTGGAGTAATCGTGCCTATTCCTGCCCCAGTGACATACACATTAGTCGAGTTGGAGTAGTTGAGGCCCACTGTTTTAGTTACATCTGCATCAGTAGGGTTTTTAACGAACATAACGCCCATACAAATAGGGGTGTAGTTGGTACTCGTACCATCGCCAAACCAAGATTGACATCTGCCTACCCTATCATCTGTAGCATAGTGGACTTCTGCTCCACCGGGCTCTTGGTTAGGGCGCTCAGACACGAGCCCTTGAACGTCAGGATAGTTGCCAGTAGTTTCGTTGGGCTGCATACCGCCCCCCATAGAGCCCCAAAAGCACTGGTTCCTGCTAGTATCATCGGTCAAATCTGCTCTGTATGTACCTTCACCGCT